CATAGATAAATAATAAGATAGTCCTGAAACCATACATGGTACAAATCTATAAGGTGCATCACTTGCGTTAGTATATGCTCCTGCATCTTGAATTCTTTTTACATAATAAATATTTAAATAATTTGATGCAGCAGTTGAGTTAGGTAAAGGATAAATAGTTAGTGTAACTTTATCTATAAATCTTTGTACCCAATATTGTGAAGGGGTTCCATTAGATGCTTTGTTTGCTGTTGCAGCATAGGCATCTCTTGCAACTTTAGTTAGACCTGTGTCTGACTGAGAAGTTGTATTATAATTTTGTCTATAAGAAACATTTAAAATATCTGAGATACCATAAACATTTGTTGTTGGCACAGTTGTTGCTTGTGGTGATGCAGCTGCGGCTGCAGCACTGTCTACTGAATTTCTGTAAAAAGTATATGTACCTGAACCTTCATCAGTTGCATTTACATTTGTAGTAGAACCTACAACTAAATTAATATTAGTATTTCCTACTTCCCAAAAATGTATTCCTCTATTACCCCATTCTTGAAAAAGAATATTTAAAGATCTTCTAGCAGTTTTTATTTGATGTCCTGCCGTCCCAACTAAACCAAGACGTTCGTACGCATCTGCAATGATTTCATCTATTGAGAAATCCTGATCAAATGAATATGATGAGGAAGTAGTATTTGCCATATTATCCTCCCGCCGTTAAGTTAGGTGAGTTGTATCCACTCGTGTATAAAGTATACGCTGTAATATTATCTGAATTGGCAACATATATTCCATTAGGAAATATTATACCACCATCAAAAGTTAAATCAAATATTTTAGTATCAGGAATATCTACATCACATAAGTGTGTTCCAACTTTATCACATAAAGTAAGTCTTCCTGCTCCAGTTCCATCTGATGAAACTGATAAACCTGTTAATCTAACAGGCATGTCTACATTTAATAAAGCGTAAGGTAATTGTTGAATCGCGTCGCCTGAACTTGCAGTTGCTGCAGTTGTTCCGTTTACGCCTCTAGTGACATCTGTTAAACCAACTAATACTGATGAAGTTGTAGGTAAATAAGTTGAAGCCGTAGATGCTTCTTCAAATTGTGCACCCCATACATAAATATCATCTGTGTTGCTGGTGCATATTGAACTTCCATCACTTTGACAAACAAGATATCCAACTTGTCCAGTTCTAGTTGCATCCGCTGTTCCAGTTATAGAGCATCTGTACCATCCATTACCTAAATCTGATATTGCTCTGGTAATATTACTTCCACTTGACGGAGATACAGCCCCTACCGCTCCAGTATTTAAATTAAACCATGCAGTGTTGGAACTACCTCTTATTAAATTTTCAGAAATTGCAATAAAATCAGTTGTGCCTTTTTTAGCATGAATAGATATTGTGTAAGTTTTGGTATTAGTTACAGGTAATCCTCCTCCCGAAACTTGAATTTTACCAACACTTGTTTGACCAGATTGTTGAGTAAGTTTCTCTGCTGTTGTAGTACCATCGGGAGCGGTAGTTGCATCTGCTGTAACCGTTGATCTAAGTTTTTGCCAATAACCATTGTCAAAAGTTTGTGACTGCTGAAAATTATTTTCACTTATGTCTGTAAAACTTACAACTTCATTAGTTGTTTCAATTTCTGCAACAACACTAGTTGAAAAGTTAGTAGTGCTTGCAACAGGGATATAATTTTGTGTTGCGTCAATATTTGCTGAGAGTGTTGTGTCAACACTCATTAAAGATGACCTAGTTGCCTGAGTCATGATAATTCCTAACTTAATCCTGCGCCAGAAAACTTATCAGTAAATAATGTGTAACCGGCTATATTAGTTTTTGTTTTACAAAAAACTCCAGAGGGAAATAAAATTCCTCCACCAAAATTTAATGTAAGAATTTCACCTGTTGGTACATCAATATATAATTTAGTTGTTCCTGAATTTGAAGTTGTAGTTAATTCTAAAACTCCTGCTCCCCCAGTACATGCAATTGAAATTGAGTAAACCCTTACCGGTGGCGCTATAATAGCAGCTGCACCTGCCGCTGCCGCTGACCTAGTAGCTTGTATATTTAATTGACTCATATTTTTTCCTTAAATTTTGTTTATGTGGGGCCGAAACCCCACATTAAATTATTTATTAGCCTACGTTAGCGTTTTGGATATAACCAACTGTTAACCAACCAACGCCTGTTCCGACGTTACCTGATGTAAGAAGTATTCTTCTATCAGTTGTTCCAATGTCTGCCCACGCATCTACTCTAGCTTTGTTAGCTCCAGCAGTAATTTCGATAATACCTAAAGTACCACCAGCAATTGCAGCAGCTGCTGTAAATGCAGTTGCATCTCCAACATAACCTAAGCCAGTTGTAGTTGCAGCACCATTCCAAACAACACTTACAAATAATTTTGCAAAAACCAATTGGCTGTTTGCAGGAATTATAATGTTTGTTGTTTCAGGAGCAGCTTGAACAATCGCTTCTGTCTGAGTTATTAATGCAGAACCCACATTAGCCATATCTGTGCCAACTGTAGTTCCTGTAGTATTTGATATCGAACCCGATCTTATCGGTCCCGAAAATGTAGTATTTGCCATAATTTTCTCCTTTTCCTAGTTGTGATACATAGTCTCTAGGCCGTCGACTATACGCGTCTATATATCAATTTTAATTGTATAGTGTAAATATTATATGTTATTTTTTAGTAGAGTGCAAGAGAGCCTATAAAGAAAGTGCAATTTCAGCGATGTAGCTTTTATCCTAAGTAGCTACAGAAACTTGTGGAGCAGCGTCTTCAATGCTATTTTGCTTGTAAGCAATTTCAGCTTCAGCCAATTTGATCTCAGTAATGACTTCTTTAATTTTGTCATCAATTCTGACCATTTCAAGAGTATACTTATCATTAGATAGATGCTCCTGTTCCCACTTCAACTCCAAGGACCTTTTTGCTTTGTATAGGTCTTGTATCATCAATAACCTCCTCATAAGTTATTCGATTTATCTCGTTATTATAGTTGTTCCCGAGATACTCCCAATTTATACTCTTTTCTCCCAACTTGTCAAGGATCGATTTTTCAAGAGAAATAGCATTATCTTCAGATAATACTTTAAATTTTGCGTAGTGATCATATGCCCAGATTTTGACTGTAAATTGTTTCATGGTTTTTTCTTTCTATTTTGTAAATGTGGCCGAACTATGTCCGGCCACAAAATTGTTTAGTATTGCTTACGCACCTTCGCAACCGAAGATACCTCTAAAGTCAGATGCGCCAAAAGCGTATCTTTCTCTAGCTTTGTATCTAACGTTGCCAGTATCGAAGTCCCCTTCCATTGAAGTTGTCAATGGAGTTCTGTTGAACATCTTCATACCATTTGGAACGTCCGTAATAATGTACCAAGAATCAGCATCAGTTAAAAAGTTATTAACTCTGTAACCTTGTGGGATCATTCCCATGCTGTTGATTGCATTGATGTCATTATCAGCAGTCTGAGTTCTACCTTGAGATTTCATCAATCTCTCAGCGTTGAACTGATTCGCAGAAGGAATTATCATTTTAACTCCTTTAGCTGCGATTCTTAAACCTCTCTCATCAGACATAGCTGCGATATCAATCAAAGCTTGTTCTAATGAAGTTTCGTTTAAGTCTGCTTGCGTAGTTAAAGTATTACTTACAGTACCAGCGATAGTCGGGTGACTAGTTGATAGTAAGTTTACTGCATCACCTGTTTGAAATGCTGATGCTGCCGCCACTGACGGTAGACCATTATTCAAAGGTGCTGCACCTTTAACTTCTTTTGCATTGGACATAGATCTTGCTAAAGCTTTTGTGTATCTAGAAGAAAGTCTGTCATAAAGGTTGTCCTCTATTGCTTCTTCTGTGATAGCGAAAGCTAAAGCGATCGTTTCCATTGTGTATCTAGCAGTGTAAGTTTCTTGCGCGTCGTCGTACGCAATTCCTTGACCTTCTGCTTTTACGTCTGCGTTTGCAAAACCACTTAACATTACTTCCTCTTCGAAAGCTCTGTCAGATGATTCTGATGTATAAATCTCAGCATGCTGATTTTCATACCTTTTGTACTCCAGGCCGAATAGTGCATTCAAACCTGGTTCTAGTTCTTTAACTAGCTGTGCTCGTGATATTGCCATGTTATTATGCTCCTATTATTGCCATGTTAGTGCGCTAATTAAGTACTGGTTAAGATTCTGACATACAACTACAGTGCTATTCGCTGCTGCGTTATCGTTATTTTCAGGATCTTCTGCCATTCTTAACACACGCCATTGATTTGCTGTGTCTGATATAGTTCCAACTGTTAGCTCTGAACTTGACTGACCAGAAGTTTCTGATCCTGCCGCAGTTACAGTAACTCCACAAGTTCTACCAAAGTTTGCTTGAGTTATTGCTGCGTCTGCACTAACTGTAAACAGTTGTAGAGGGTTGTCGATTACGAAAGCCGTAACGTCTTCACTATTAGCCGGTGTAATCGGTTGATTATACCAGTTCGCCCATGTAGGTTTTTGAGTCGTTGATGCATTATAAAAAATGCCGTTCAAAATTCCTATAGACTTGTCTGTGATAGCCGCTTGTGCAGTTTTAATATATCCAACTTTGCTCTGTACTACAGAACCTTGGAATAAATCAACAGCATAACCAGCATCTATGTAGTATTTGCCTTGACCGCCAGCAGCGTCAGTTGAACCAACAGTGCCTTGAGCTATAAGACCAAATCCTACGGTGTTTCTATTTGCCATAGTTATTTTCTCCTTATGTGACCTGTCCTTGCGGACCTCCAGTCACGGTTAATGTTATCGTTGGAGAAAGAAATATTATTTCTTTGTACCACCGAAAGTGTGCTTAGAATTCCTATCAACACTGATAGGCATTCTCTTATCCTGATCCCTAAGTAAGTCGTTTTCGACTGACTCGTCTTGACCTTCAGTTTGTCTTTTCTGATAATCAACACGACTTTGCGCGAGTTCTTCGGGTATCCTTGCCAGGAGAAGGCCACCTACTCCAATCACTCCAGCGTATTTTCCGTCTAGCACTATAGGATATGAATCCGAATCATATTCGTCAGCTCTCACTAACTCATAACCAGATCTCAATCTACCATGAATATTCTTGGTGTCATTGAAACCCATTGACTCTGCTCTTATCCATCTGTGCCTAAATCCGTCAGGCGCTGGTGGTGCATCTAGAGATGATGGGGGCTTGTACTCTTTTGGTCTTTCAGTTTTTGACCGAGTAACAGCCGCACGAGAAGTTTTGTTTTCGTCTTTTTTCATACTATGCTCCTTCCGTGAGTTTTAGTTGTTTTGCATACTCTTCGAGTGGCACACCTAATTTTTTAGCTATTGCTACCTGTGATGATGTGAGTCTCACAGTTTTGCGACCAGGTTTTGAGCTTCTGTTAGCCGAAGCTACCGACTGAACGGCCCTGTTCGTTTGCTTGCTTTCATTATTACCAAATTTGTGTCCAAAGTCAACTCTAATCCTTTTATCAATCTCAGTATAATACTCATTTGATTTGGGATCATAACCTTCTTTATCTACTAAATCCTTGTGAATCTCGAATGCAGTAAATGTCATAGCTCGATCTGTTCCGAACCATCTATTTTTTGCAGCCCAATCTTCAGCCATAGGATCAGCTTGAGGCATTTGTTGAGGGGTTTCATTTGGTAATTGTCCACCGTCAGACAGTTTAACAGGTGTTTCCCGTTCAACTGGCTTTTCTTCTTTTCGTTGCTTGAGTTTAGCGTTCTCGAAAGCTAACTCAGCAATTTTTTTATTTGCTTCTACTTGAGCTGTTGCATCACCTGCTTCAATGGCTGTGGCTAATTGTGTTTGCGCCATGTCCATACCAGATTTTACACTTTCCTCAAATTTAGCAGTGTAATCAGAATCAACTTTATTAAATCTTTCCTGATCTAGTCTTCTTTTATTCTCAACTACAGTAGCATATTCGATTGCAGCAGCTTCTCTTCTTTCTGCTTCTCTCATCTTAC